TTGGAAATACACATTTGGTGGTATGTCCGAACTATAGTTATCTTCTTCTCTAAAGCTCATTGAGAGTCCACCTAAAGTTAGGTTCTCAAGTTGGTCGTTTCCTGCTGCTGCTTGATCTTTTCCAGTCTCAGTTCTTGCGAGAAGAAACTGTGCTAGTTCTGCAGTAGCGTCTTGTATTTCTGAAGGAATTACTGTCTCTGGTAAATATTCAATATTATGAATAGTATCGAAATCACCAAAGAACCCATGTTTATCCCACTTACGATGAGTAGACAGGCGGTTAGGCACGTACTTACGTGGCCACATAAGTGACTGTGAGTAAGATACGGGATTGCCTTGCCAATCCTGTCTATTCAATATATCGGTTGCCCAAAATAGAGCTGAAGTTCTAGTATCTTCGTCTGCTGCTCTCCAAAGAGCATTATTCAACCTGCGACCATGATACTCATCCGCATACTCTAAGCCACAAAACGTGTTGTAGCTTGTTGCTGAGTCTACGTATTCAACCATTTCACTGATTGTAAATTTAGACATAAGATACCTCCTTACTTAAATATAAGATTATAGAGAACCTTTAACTAGACCTAATTCTGAGAAATGAGCAAGACCAACGTACCACTTAACACGAGTGATTTCGCTGTCTGAATCTTCACGAGCACCTAGCTTCTGAACTTGGATACCAGCAGATTTGCTTGCAGTAAGACCAGAAATACCGTGGCTCAAAGAACCGTCGTCTAAAGTACCAACGTAGATTGGAGCGTTGTTTACAACTGAGTCTGTGTCAGCGTTGTCTTCTAAAGCGATGAAGTCGTTACGGTAAATCGGAACACCTCTGTAGCTTTGGATTGAAGCAACTGCGCCAGATGAAGTTTTAACGTCCATCATGTCGAATCCAGTTCCAGCAGCACGGAATGCAGCAGTAATCATTCTAACACCTGTAGAGTTAGTCATGATGTAGTCTACCATACCGTCTTTGTCTAAACATGCGTCGATAAGAACGTCAAGCTTAGCAAGAACGTCTGCACTGTTTGCGTCTAGAGTTGGAGTAACTGCAGTCATTGCAGCAAGTCCGTCAAAACCAGTAGCACCGTGAGTTGCAGAAGTTGCAACAGTACCGTTGATCATTAGGTCCATGAATTTACGTCCAACACCTTTTGCTTTAGCTGCAACTTGTACTGCAGTAGCGTTCATCATGTCGCTTCCAACTGCCTGAATAAGACCGTTTACAGATGCGTCACCGATGATAGTTGTAAGTTCAGTTGACTTACGTGTGAATTCCTGCTGGTCTTTATTGATTGTTGAACCTGCAGTGTCCATAACAGAAACTAGAGTCATCTGGTCAGTTCCAGCTTTCTCACAGTTATATGCCAATGCGTTGCCGTGAATACCTGCGAAAGGTAGAGCAGCGTAGAATTGGTTTACAGTTACGATTGAGTCGATTATACCACCAACCAACATGTCGTTGCTAAGTAGTTTTTGGTTTGATAATGTTAAAGATGCCATTTTGCATTCTCCTATTAGTTTTTAAATTATCCACAGAGTGGAATAGTTATGTGCTTTTGCACGGTTAATGACCAATGTAATTGATCGTAATGACCAATAAATCGGTCGTTCTATTCAGGTGGAACTTCCACCATCTGCAAATATCACCGATATCTGACTTTTGTGTTACTTGTAAACAAGATGTCCTCTCAAGATTTCTCCTGAGAGGGGATTTTACTGTGTAGATTACTTCTTGTTCAATGCAGCCATACCTGCAAGAATTGCATCATGAGGTGTTGCTGCTGCTACGACTGGTGCCGCAGTATCTGTCGCTTGCACACTTGCAGCTCCAGTAGACATTTCAAATAAGTGTGGTGCAGTCTCAGTCAGACCCTCCATCCATCTTTCGATAGTAAGTGGTGTAACTGCATCTGCATCATACATAGGTCTACCTTCTGCATTAAATGCTGTAGCTTTTCCTTCCTCTACACGGAAGATACTACGACCACGACTCAACAGGTCTTCAACTGCTGATGAGCGAACACCTTGTGAGCCTGCACTGAAAAGCCAATTAGCGCGATAACACAGACAAGCAGCCATAAGGGAAGCTGAGGCAGGAAAATCAGCACACTTACGCCGCAAACAACACCAAATGACGCGCAGACAAGAACGATTTTCCGCTTGCCAAGACGGTCAGACACCATACCACTAACAGGCGCGCCTATTGCCCAGCCTAGCAAAATAAACGAC